ATAGAAAATATTTTGTTCACATTAAAGATAAGGTATTTTCTAAAGAACGTCAATTAATGTTGATTTCGGTTCTCCACGATGGATCCAATATATTCTCGAATCAATATGCAAAAGTCAATACTTATAGAGATCTTGGGTCTTTTGATTTTAAAATTTCTGGATTAGATTTACAATTGCTTTATTATCCAATTGATTTTGAAGTAAATGATTATAATGTTTCTCACGTTTCTTACGGATTAGAAGATACATTCTCTGGTATTGGAACAGTTTCTCTAGGAGATTCTGTAAACATTGTAACTGATAGTATAGAAATTCAGTCTGGAATAACCACAACTGTTGTTGGAATTGCATCAACATATAGGTCTTCTAAGATTTTAGTTCTTGTAAATGATGTAAATAACAGTCTTTATCAATCAAATGAACTTAGTGTTCTTTTTGATGGTACTGATGTTAACCTGTTGGAGTATGGTCAACTTTCTAATGACAATCTGACCTCATTTGGATCCCCTGGTATAGGAACCTATGTGGTTTATTATGATGCACCTTCATCATCAATTAATGTTGATTTTGTCCCAAGAGTTGGATTGGGTGTATCTTTGATAGCAAACACTGTTTGCGTATCAATATCAAACACATCTTCAGTTGGAGTTGGAACAACAGTTTTACAAACTGGTGATCTCAATTCTACAGTTACTTCAATAGCTTCTACTACGGCTCCAGTTCAAGTTCAAATTTCTCAGTTCCAATCTCCACACGAATCTTCATATTGTATTGTAAGTATTGAAGATCTTACAAATAACCAATATAGAATGTCGGAGGTTGTTTCAATAACTGATGATGATAATGCATATTTTGTTGAATATGGAATTATTGAAACTGGAAGTGGAATTGGAACGATTGGAATAGGCACAACTACTTCAAATAAAGTAAATCTTTATTTTACTCCTAATGCAAATACAGAGACTCAAGTTAGAGTTTTCCAAAATTCTCTCAGTCTTCAAGATGATGAAATTGAATTTGCATTAATAGACCTTAATAATGGTGAAATTGAGTCTGGTTATGGAGAGTATACTGGTACTGAAAAATCAGTCAGAAAAGATTTCAATTTAACCCATAAAGGAAATCAAATTTTTGAGCGTTCATTTGTTGGTAGTAGTTCAACAACAGTTGATGTTGCTACAAACACTATTTTGATTCCAAATCACTTCTTTGTAACTGGGGAAAAACTAACTTATACACCACCATCTTCAAATGTAGAAAATGCTATCGGAATTGCATCAACATCTTTTGCTGGAATTGGAACTACTTCCCTTCTTCCATCTACAGTTTATGCTATTAAAGTTGATGAGGCAAAGATTAAACTTGCCAGATCAGCACAAGATGCTTTATCTGAAGTAGCAATACCACTTAATTTCACAAGTGTTGGAATAGGAAGTAATCATATACTTACTTCATCCAATCAAAACTCTAGAGTATTAATTAGTATTGATAATTTCATTCAATCCCCTATAGTATCAACAGCAGTTACTACAAGTTTGGCATCAACTATTACAAGTTTTGATGCTAGATTGAATTTTGCTGGAATCACTTCATTCTATGGTGGTGATTTAATCAAGATTGGTAATGAAATAATGAAAATCAACACCGTTGGTTTTGGTTCTACAACAGTTGTATTGGTAGATAGACCTTGGATGGGAACTGTATCAGCAGCACACTCATCTGGATCTTTGATCACAAAAGTTAATGGTAACTACAATATTGTTAATAATAAGATTTATTTTGTAGACGCCCCTGAAGGAAACACTCCGATAGGTTCTACAACAAATCCACCAAATGAGAGAGACTGGACTGGAATAACGACAAGTTCAAAATTCCATGGAAGATCTTTTATAAGGTCTGGAACTATAAATTCAACGGTTGATACTTATTCGACTAACTACATTTTTGATGATATTTCTCATCAATTTATTGGAACGGTGGATGATTTTGATCTTAAGGTAAATTCGCAAAATGTTACGGGAATTGCTACAGATAATGCTATTGTTCTGATAAACGGAATATTCCAAGAACCACAAGGTGATCAAATAGCAACCAAAGACTATATTATTCAGGAAACTGCAGGAATTACTAGTATAACATTTACAGGTTCTCCAGCATCTGTCCTTTCAGATCCAAACAGTGCTAGTGTACCTATCGGAGGTGTTATCATTGCTGTAGGGTCTACAGGAGGTCTTGGATATCAACCTCTAGTATCTGCAGGAGCTACTGCAATAGTATCTGGATTGGGCACTATCAGTTCCTTCGGAATTGGTACTATAGGTTCTGGATACAGAGGTTCATCATCATACGAAATTGAAACTGTAGTAAACCATCCAATCGGAATTGGAAGCACTGTACTTTACATCGCAAACCAAAATGGAGTTTTTGGAAAACTTAATTTCTCAACATCAAATTCAATTAGTGTCGGAGACATTAAGGCTGCAAACATTGTAAGTATTGGCAACACTTTTGTAAGAATCAATGTAGCATCTGCTTCTACTGTAGGAGTTGGAACTTCCAATACCGCAGTTGTACGGTTAAATTCCCCAACATCTGGTATTGTAAACATTGGCGTTCAAACTTCATATGGAAATAAAAATTATGAGACGTTTATTGGATTTACCACTGTAACAAATGGGCATATTTCAACTAGTATTGTAATTACAAATCCAGGAACAGGATTTACATCATCTCAACCTCCTATTGTTCTCATTGATTCACCATTACCTTATTCAAATATTCCACTGATTTATAGTTCGTCTTCACCTGGAAATGGAATTGGATCTGAAGCTAAGGTTGATATTATTGTAGGTCAGGGTTCTAGTGTAATTAATTTTGAAATTACAAATACTGGTTATGCATATGGAAATACAGAACTTCTTACTGTTCCCGTTGGTGGATTAACAGGAATTCCTACAAATCCAAGCATTCCTTTCTCAGAATTTAGATTGAATATAGAAAGAGTTTTCTATGATGAGTTTGCTGGTTGGAACGTTGGCCAACTTCAAGTATTAGATAGTTTTGAAAGATTCTTTGATGGAACCAGAAAAGTGTTCCAGTTGAGATTAAATAACAGTCCAGTTACCATACGAGCTAAAAAAGGATCTAATATTAGCGTAAGAGACACATTACTCATCTTTATTAATGATATTTTACAGGTTCCTGGCGAATCTTATCAATTCAATGGAGGTAGTTTTATTACCTTTACTGAGGCTCCAAAAGGACCTGTTGAAAATATTCCAAATTCTGGTGACAAGTGCAAGGTAGTTTTCTATAGAGGAACATCGCAGGTTGACGTTGTTGACGTTGATATAGTTGAAACTATAAAAGAAGGTGATGATTTAACTATTGTTAAAAATAAAAATACCTGTGCAAATTCCACAACTCAGGAGGAAAGAGTAGTAACTCTTGTTGAATCTACAGATTCTGTTTACACTACTCCATATAATGGTGTTGGAATATCAAATGATCCAAATTGCTTAAGACCAGTTACTTGGTGTAAGCAAACTAGTGATTTAATTATTAATGGAAAAGTAGTAAGTAAGGCAAGATCTTTATATGAACCTCTTGTAAATCCAACCACAAATATCATTCAATCAGTTGGTTCAGCATCAACTCAAATATTTGTAGAGAGTGTAAAAACTTTCTTTGATCCAAATAATGAAGTTCCAGGAAACGTTAAACAAAAAACTATAGAACTTATATCTCAAGAAGATTTGGTCGGAGCTGCTGCAACTGCTTCAGTTTCTATTGCTGGAACTATAACTAACATTTATATTTCGAATGGTGGTGTAGGATATAGCACATCTCCAGATGTTGTTATTTCTTCACCAATAGGAATTGGAACTACAGCAATCGTAACCTCAGTTATAAGTGGAGGATCAGTAACCTCAATTTCTATTGTTAATGCTGGAACGGGGTATTCTTCAATTGATCCCCCATCAATTTTAATTGCTCCACCAACCATAAAACTAGAAAAGAATGTCGTTTCAAGTTATGAAGGTGATTTTGGTGTTATAGTTGGCGTAACAACAACATCTGTAGGAGTTGCTTCAACTGGATTAGTTTTTGATCTGTTCATACCTTTAAATTCCTATATCAGAAATTCTACAGTGACTGGATCAGGATCTACAAATATCAGTGGAATACAGACTGGATTCTACTTTACAGTTCATAACTCTAATATAGGAAGTGGATTCACCTCTCTCTATCAAAATGGTTCCGTTCTTGGAATTGGAACTCAATGCTTAGATAATGTTTATGAGGTTGCCGCATCATCAATTGAGCAGAGAAACATCCAGGGAATAGGTTTAACAAATGTTAGAAGGGTCACTGTTAGTGTCTCATCTTTTGATTCCTTTGTCGGTTCATCTCTAACAAGTTTTTATGGAGAATATTCCTGGGGTAGAATCAACCTTGGTTCAAGATCTGATACCTTGGAATTTAATGCATATACCACAAATGGTTCTACTGGAATAAGTACATCTGCAATTGTTAGAAGAGTATTCCCGCTCAAGTCTTCTGATTATAACCCATAAATAAAGAAAAAAACAAAAAATGTCCGCTATAATCACTGACCAAATTCGTATATTAAATGCTAAAAATTTTGTAGCTGGAGTTGGATCAGTTTCTAACTCCTACTACACTTTTATTGGACTTCCAAATCCAACTGATATTGATACAGAATGGAATGTGACGCCTCCATCTCCAATTGATAATGTTAATCAATTGAACGAATATTGGGACACTATGATCGGATTGAAAAGAGTAACTGAAGGCGATGTTACTCAAGTAGTTAGAAAAAATGTTTGGACTTCTGGACAAACATATAGTATGTACAGACACGATATCAGTGCGTTGAATCCAAATCCAACTGATAATGAAACAAATCTGTATAATAGTAACTATTATGTTCTGAATAGTGATTATAGAGTTTATGTTTGCATTCATAATGGAGCATCCCCAGAAAACAATTTTGAGGGAAATCCATCTTTAGATGAACCAACTTTTACCGATCTAGAACCAAGATCTGCTGGTTCTAGTGGTGATGGTTATTTGTGGAAATACTTGTACACTATTAAACCTAGTGATCTGATTAAATTTGAATCCACAAATTATATGCCTGTTCCCAAAGATTGGGAAACAAATAATTTATATGCAACAGTAAGAGATAATGCATCAACTAGTGGACAACTCAAGGCAGTTATCATTCAAAATAGAGGAGTTGGTTTAGGAACAGCAAACGTATATACAAACGTTCCAATCAATGGTGATGGAAATGGTGCCACCGCTACAGTTGTAATTAATAATGAGGAAAAAGTAGAGTCTGTTACCATATCCAATGGAGGATCTGGATACACCTTTGGTACTCTAGATTTAGCATCTGGTAATGTTCCAACTGGATCAACATCTCCCGTTTTCAATATAATTATTCCTCCTCCAGGAGGCCACGGAAAGGATGTTTATAAAGAACTTGGAGCTTACAATGTTCTGATTTATTCAAGAATTTCTAATAATACTCAGAATCCAGATTTTATAACTGGCAATGAAGTTGCTAGAATTGGAATTATAGAAAATCCAAAGTCTTATGGAAGTACAGAAGAACTTTTGAGTAGTGATCAGGCAAGTGCTGTTTATGCTTTAAGATTATCTGGTATTGGATATAGTTTTGCTAATTTTATTGCAGATACTGAAATAACTCAAACTATTGGACTTGGTTCTACTGCTGTTGGTAGGGTAATTTCATATGATCAGTCTACAGGAGTATTGAAATATTGGCAAGATAGGAATCTTGCTGGATTTAACACAAATGGAACAAGAAACACTACTCCAAAATATGGATTTAAACTTCATAGATTTACCGCAACTCCAGGAACTGGAGGTTCTCTAACAATTGTTGGGGGAGACACAAGTGGTTTATCCATTACAACTTCTTATACTGGCTTTACAACGGTAATAAATAATAGGACATATAATCTTGGGCAGTCTTTTGACAAGGGTGTATCAAATCCAGAGGTTCAAAAGTACACTGGAAACATAATTTATGTAGATAACAGACCTGCCATAACTAGATCATCAAATCAAAAAGAAGATATTAAAGTCATTTTGCAATTCTAAAGAATTATGCCTCAACAAACTAATCTTAACGTCTCTCCATATTTTGATGACTTTCATCAACCAGATATTGGAGGAAAAGACAAGGGTTACTATAAGGTTTTATTCAAGCCAGGGTATCCTATTCAGGCAAGAGAATTAACGACTTTACAATCTTTAATTCAAAATCAAATTGAAAGATTTGGTGACCATATTTTTAAAGAAGGTGCCAAGGTAATTCCTGGTCAAACAACTTATATTGGCCAGTACAATGCCGTAGAAATCAATAATACATTTTTGGGGACTGAAGTATCTTCTTATATCTCATCTTTGGTTGGAAAGAGAGTTCGTGGAGAAACATCTGGAGTAAGAGCTCAAGTAGAAAACTATTTGACTTCTGTAGATTCTGAAAGAGGAAATGCAACTCTGTATGTAAGTTATCTGAATTCTGGAACATCAGATAATGCAGTTTCATCTTTTGTAGATGGTGAAAATTTAATTCTTGAGGAGACTATTTCTCTCTCAAATATAATTTTACTGGAAAATGAACCCTTTGCGTCTACAATCCCTACTAATTCAACATCACTAGGATCTGCCTTTAAAGTTTCTGAAGGTGTTTATTACCTTAGAGGTTATTTTGTTGCTGTTGATACACAAACTATCATACTAGATCAGTATACCAATGAACCTGATTATAGAATTGGTTTTACTGTTTTAGAAGAAATTGTAACATCTGATGTAGATGAATATCTAACTGATAATGCACAGGGATTTAATAACTATGCAGCGCCTGGAGCAGATAGACTAAAAATAACAGCTGTATTAGACAAGAAAGGTTTAGACGAATTAAACGTAGATAATTTTATAGAAATTGCTCAGATTCAAAGAGGTGTCGTTAGGAATGTACCTAATGATACTCAATATAACCTTATTAACGATAAGTTTGCAAAGAGAACTTTTGAAGAATCTGGTGATTATTATGTTCAAAGATTTGATGTTACCTGCACAGAGTCGTTAGATGATGGTCTTGGAAATAATGGAATTTATAAAGAAGGATCTTTAACGTATCAAGGAAATGTACCTTCGGAAGATCTTTTAGTATATAAAGTATCCCCAGGAAAAGCATATATTAGGGGATATGAAGTTGAAGTTCAAGCTCCAACATTTTTAGATGCTCCAAAACCAAGAACTAAAAAGAGTTCAGGAACTCAATCTTTACAATATTCAACTGGACCAACTTTAAAGTTAAACAAAGTTTTTGGTGGTCCAACTATTGGTGTCGGAAATACTTATTTTGTAGAATTGAGAAGTGATAGAATAGGAGTTGATTCATCAGTAGGTGCTGGTGATACCATTGGAATCGCAAGAGTTTTTGATTATGCGTTGGAAAGTGGATCTTATAATGCTTCAAACTTAGCATTAAACGAGTGGGAAATTTCTCTATATGATATCCAATCATTCACAAAAGTCACTCTGAATGAGCCAATCACCTTAAGCGTTCCAACTTATGTTGAAGGAAAGGCAAGTGGCGCTGTTGGTTATCTATATCAGAGTGTATCAAACTCAAAATCTTTAAATCTATACAATGTTAATGGTGAATTTTTCGATAATGAGAGTTTTAGATTCAATGGAATAGAAAAATCTCATATTTCTGTTGCAACTACTTCTTATGGACTGAAAGACGTTAGATCAATTCGTGGTGTAAATTCATCAGGAAAAGTTTTTAGCGGTGACTGCATCCCATCAGATTTTCTTGTTGTCGGTATTGCTTCAATTAGTGCAGCAACTCCAGCAGGAATCAGTACAGTTACAATTCCAAGTCTAAATTATGTCAATAGTTTCCAAGTCGGAAATTATGTGAAATTCACAAATACTAGTAATACAAGAGGATTACCCAACTTTGCAAAAGTTGCTAGTATAATTAGCGATACGCAAGCAACTAAATTAACTATTTCTGGAATAACAACTGTAACAGGAGTATGTGAAGGATTTCCTCCAACATCAAATATATCCGTTTCAGATTTTACTCTGATTGGAACAAAATTAGATGCTTCATCTGATAATAGTTTATTTACGGTACTATCAAATCAAAATGTTTCTAACGTTGATTTAACAGAGTCAAATCTAGTAATTAGAAAAAATCAAACTGTCAATATTACAAGCAATTCTACTGATATTTTAACTGCAGGAACAAATGAAACATTCTTACCTTTTGATGAGGAAAGATATTCTTTAGTTAGATCAGATGGTATTATTGAACCACTTGGAGCAGAAAAATTTGAAAGATCTGCAGATGGAAAGACTATTAAATTCTATAATTTATCAGTTGCATCAGATACAGGGGCTAATTTAATTACTACTCTGAAGAAAATAAATGTAACTTCAAAAATTAAGAGAAAAAATAGAGTTAATACTCTAATTGTAAGTAAATCAAATCTAAGTTCTTCTGGAATTGGAACTACAACCAGAAATGACGGTCTTGATTATGGATCAGGATTATATCCATACGGAACAAGAGTTCAAGACAAAGAGATTTGTTTGAATGTTCCAGATATTATCAGAGTTTATGGTATCTTCGAATCCTATGATACTTCCGATCCATCAGCACCGAGGGTTGTTCTTTCATCTCTAACAACACCTTCCACAAAGAATACAGAACTCATTATTGGCGAAAAATTTGTTGGACAAACAAGCGGTGCTCAAGCTGTTTGTGCAGAAAAAATTACAGGAAGTGACAATGAAATATCTTTTGTTTACCTGAACGATCTTTCATTTATTCCGGATGAAGTAGTTAAATTTGAAGAATCTGGTTATGATGGTGTAGTATCATCTATTAATATTTCCAGCAAAAATATAACAAAATCATATACATTTAATAATGGTCAAAAAGAAACATTCTATGATTATGGAAAAATTATCAGAACTGAAGATTCTTTAGAACCACAAAAGAAAATAAAAGTATATTTTGAAAATGCATATTTTGATACTCAAGACACTGGTGATATCACTACAGCAAATTCATACGAACTGTTTGATTATCGCACAGAAGTTCCATATTTTAATGGAATCAGAAGCACTGACATTCTTGACATAAGACCAAGAGTTTCTGATTATACGGTTTCCTCTGGGGCAAGATCGCCATTTGAGTTTAATGGTAGAGTATTTACACAAACAGGTAATAGCTCGACAAATATCCTTGCTTCCGACGAAGACATTACTTTATCTTATGAATATTATCTACCAAGAATAGATAGAATTTTCCTATCAAGAGACGGCAAATTCAGTATTCAACAAGGAATTCCCGACGATATTCCAAATTCTCCTCAATCAGTTGATGAATCATTAGAAATTGCAAAGATTGCACTCCCACCATTCTTATACGAGACTAAAAAAGCAACTGTTACATCTTTCTCATACAAGAGATATCAGATGTCTGATATCGCAAAACTTGAGACAAGAATTAAAAATCTTGAGTATTACTCGACTCTTTCTTTACTAGAAACTGATACCTCTAACTTGTTTATTTCTGATGCAAATGGTCTGAATAGATTTAAATCTGGATTCTTTGTTGACAATTTCTCATCTCTTGCGACTCAAGAAACGAGAATAGGAATTAGAAATTCTATTGATCCTTTCAGAGGAGAATTGAGACCCTCTCACTATACAAATGCTATTGATCTTTTAATTGGAACTAAAGGTACAGTAGGTTTAGGTGTTACTTCAAATGAAGATTTTGTAAATCTTAGAAAAGAAGATATCCAAGGAACTAATATAACAAAAGTTGGAGATATTATTTGTTTAGATTATTCTGAAGTTGAATGGTTGAATCAACCATATGCAACTAGAGTTGAAAACGTAACTCCATATATTATTTCTTTCTGGGAAGGAACAATTGAATTAAATCCATCTTCAGATATTTGGATTGATACTGTAAGAATTGAACCAAAGACGATTCAAATTGAAGGTGACTACTTAGCTACACTAAACCAACTTTCTCAGACAGCGGGAGTAAACCCACAAACAGGTATTGGACCTGTAATTTGGGGTTCTTGGACTACCTTAGGATTTGGTCAACCACGTTGGGTTGATGCTCGTCCGGCTTCTCAAGGAGGAACTCCAGAATCAATAGCAACAACTACTAGATTTGGTAGTTGGAATGCGGGTGTTGGACCTGGAGGAACTTTGTTAGGTCCAAAACAGTGGATTGGTACAAGTGCAGAACCATTTGCAAATGGGACTATTCCAACTACGGGATTGTATGTTCAAGTTGTTGATGCAATCAGACAGAGAGTTGGAACACAAACTATAGTAAGAGAAGTTTTTGAATCAAAATCTCTTGGTGATGCTGTAGTTTCTGTTGATCTCATTCCATATATGAGATCGAGAAATGTCCAATTTACCGCAAAGAGATTTAGACCAAATTCTCGTGTTTATGCATTCTTTGACGGTAGAGACGTAAACGATCTTTGTTTCTCCAAACTTCTACAAATTACAATGTCATCTGGAACTTTCCAGATTGGAGAAACTGTAGTTGCTTATCCCGCTAATGCAAATCTAAACACACAACCATCTACTAATCCTGAGATTAGATTTAGAGTAGCAAAATCAAATCACAAGTACGGCCCCTTCAATGATCCATCTGACATATACACAACAAATCCATACAATACAAATCAAACAATACCTGCGACATATTCTTCAACTTCAACAATTTTAAACATTGATACCGCTTCTCTAGCAACACAATCACAAGGTCAATACTTTGGAATCGTAAAGACTGGATATAAGTTAAAAGGTCTCACTAGTGGTGCAACAGCAACAGTTGTAAATACTCAACTAGTGACTGACAATATTGGAACAATTATTGGTTCTTTCTTCATTCCAAATCCAAATACTACATCAAATCCAAAATTTGATGTAGGACTAAAAACCTTCAAACTTACAAGTATTGCAAACAATAATCCAATACCAGGAGAAGCACTCAGTAGTGGTGAAGAGAAGTTCTTATCCACAGGAACTGTCCAAACTGTACAAGAAAAAATTGTTTCAGTAAGAAATGCTAGAGTTGAAACAACCACAACAACTCAAACTGAGACTTCGGAGGCATTTACTGGTCTATACATTGACCCACTAGCGCAATCATTTGCTTGTGATGATGTAACTGGTGTTTTCTTAACCAAAGTAGATGTTTACTTTAAAACAAAAGATTCTCAGTTACCAGTAACTTGCCAAATTAGAACTATGGAGCTAGGAACTCCAACAAGAACAGTTCTACCATTCAGTGAAGTTGTTTTAGAACCTGACAAAGTTAATTTATCTAATGATGGTTCTGTTGCAACAACATTTACCTTTGAGTCGCCCGTTTACTTGGAAGGAAGACAAGAATACGCAATTGTTCTTCTTTCAAACTCAACTTCATATACTGTTTGGATTTCTAGACTTGGAGAAGTTGATATTAGAACTGCCAACGGTCCAGAATCATCTCAAGTAATTGTATCAACACAACCTACTCTTGGATCTCTATTTAAATCACAAAACGCATCTACCTGGACTCCAAGCCAGTTTGAAGATCTGAAGTTTAAACTATACAGAGCTGAATTTGTAACTACTCCAGGAACAGTTAATTTCTATAATCCAATTCTAAATGAAGGAAATGCACAAATTCCTACATTAACTAGAAATCCACTAGATTTAATTTCTTGTAAGGTTAGAGTCGGATTGGGATCAACGGTTCAAGATTCTACTCTAACTGTTGGAAATAGAATTCTACAATCAAGCACTAATGCTACTGGTGTTTATGTCGGTGCTGTTGGTCTTGCCACCGATCTTTCTATTATCAATGCAGGTGTTGGATATACTCCCGCAACTGGTGGAACAACTTATACTAATGCTTCTCTAACGTCTGTAACTGGTAGTGGAAGAAACGCTACGGCCAATATTACCATTGTAAATGGTGTTGCAGTAGCAGCAACTATAAACAGCAGTGGTAGTGGATATCAAGTTGGTGATGTTCTTACTGTAAATCAATTGGGCATAACTTCACTAGGAAAGAATCTAAGACTTTCTGTTGGTGCAGTAAACGCCTTCAATGAACTTATTATTGATCAAGTTCAAGGAACATTTGCCACAGGAACTGGTGTTGGTAATACTATCAAGTATTATAATAATTCTGGTTCTCTAGTTGAACTGAATGCTTCAGTGGGAGGAAATGTTACTCTTACTTCTCCAGTAGTAACTGTAGATGATGGATTACATTTCAGAGTGAAACATCTCAATCACGGAATGCACTCCTCATTAAACTATGTTACTTTATCAAACATTCTTCCAGATTCTTCACCAACAACATCAACGGCAGATATTTCCGCAACATTCACTGGACCATTGCAGATAACAAGTTCTGCAAACTTTACAACTTTTGAAGGTGTTGGTGTAGGAACAACAAATCCTGGATATGCTCTTATTGGTAATGAAATTGTAAAGTATACCTCAGTAACAGGAAACACCATTAACGTTGTTTCTAGAGGAATTGATTCTACGACGACTGAAGAGCATCTAAGTGGTAGTTTTGTTTATAAGTATGAACTCAATGGAGTTTCTCTACTAAGAATTAACAAAACTCACAGACTTCAAGATGCAACCATATCTGTTCCTGTTGGATTAGATTATTATTCACTTAGAATAGACAATACTGGTTCAACACAAGGTGCGAAAGTTATTACTAATAGAAGTGGAAGTGGTGCTAATGATATTAGCCCAGTTCTTAGATTTGCTATAACTAAGTCCGATGGTGGAACAAACGTAAAAGCAACTCAAAATATGCCTTTTGAAGTTCTTACTCCAATTGTTCAGACATTTGTTCCTAATCAAACAAATATTGATGCTAGAGTAAGAACTGTATCTGGAAAGAGTATTTCTGGTTCAGAAATCTCATTTGTAGATGAAGGTTATCAACAGGTTTCTCTAAGTGGTTTAAATTATTTTGATTCACCTAGAATTATTTGTTCCAAAGTTAATGAGGATAATCTTCTTGGACTTCTCCCAGGAAACAAGTCCTTCAATATGATTTTATCTTTAAGAACTTTTGACCCAAGACTATCACCAATTATCGATACTACAAGAGTAAGTGTAATCACCACCTCCAACAGAATTAACCAGATTGTTGCTGACGATGAATATAATACTGATGGAAGAATTAATTCATTAACAACTGATCCATCAGCGTTCTTATATGTTTCCAAACCAATTAGATTGGAAACACCTGCAACATCTATAAAACTATATGTAAATGCTGATGTTAATGTTTACTCTGATATAAGAGCACTTTATTCTATAGACTCTGAGGAAAATCCAAATCCAATCTTTATACCTTTCCCTGGATATAATAATTTGAATAACCTTTTAGAGACTCTTGATCCTTCTCAAAGTGATGGAAGACCAGACACCTTTGTCTCAAAGAATAGCAGTCTTCTTTTTGAAACTCCCATCGAAGGATACAGAGAGTATGAGTTCACTGTAAATAATCTTCCTGGATTTAGATACTATAGAATTAAACTGATTATGACTTCAACAAATCAGGCATACGTTCCAAAAGTTAAAGACATAAGAGCCATTGCTCTGGCATAAGACTATGAATAACTACATTCCACTAAAAGAGAATTCAAATCTTTTAAGAGATCCTGAAACAAATGCTATTTTGAATACAAACAAAACTGAATATAACAATTATATTGCTATGAAAAATCGAAAGAATGAACAGAATGAAAAAATGGTTGAAATGGAACGAGAAATGATTAATATTAAAAATGATTTGAATGAAATAAAAGACTTATTGAGGAAGATAGCACAATGAACCCAGATGACATAGATCTTGAAAACATTACAAAAATGTTTGAATATGAAAAACACGCTAGGGATATAGATAGTATAGATGATATTGAAGTACTAAGAAATTTTTCTAAAATGTACATTAAATTATACCTAAAACAACAAGAAACTATATCTAAACTCTAATGGCACAACCATCTACAAGACAAGAATTAATTGACTATTGTTTAAGAAAACTGGGAGCTCCAGTTTTAGAAATAAATGTCGCTGATGAACAGATTGATGATCTTGTAGATGATGCCATTCAATTTTTCCAAGAAAGGCATTTTGATGGTGTTTATCAAACATACTTAAAGTATCAAATAACCCAAGAAGACATCGATAGAGGGCGTGCTAAGGGCATCTCTGGCGTCGGAGTTGCCTCTACTTCCGCTACTGCAGGAATAGGAACTTTCAGTTACTATGAAAATAGTAATTACTTACAAGTTCCTCCTCACGTAATTGGAGTAAATAAAATTTATTCTTTTGAAGGATCCAACTCAATTTCGAGTGGAATGTTCAGCATTAAGTATCAGTTATTCCTGAACGATATTTACTACTGGGGATCTACTGAACTTTTAACGTATTCTATGGTTAAAAGATATCTTGAAGATATTGATTTCCTTTTAACCACTCAAAAGCAAATTAGATTTAATAAGAGACAGGACAGACTTTACCTCGATATTGATTGGGCAAGTCTTGCTGTTGGACAATATATTGTTATTGATTGTTATAGAATGTTGGATCCGAGCGATTATTCAAGAGTTTGGAATGATTCTTTCTTAAAACCTTATCTCACTTCATTAATTAAGAGACAATGGGGTCAGAATTTAATCAAATTCCAAGGCGTTAAACTTCCAGGTGGCGTTGAATTGAATGGAAGACAATTATTTGATGATGCACAAAGAGAAATTGATACTCTGATGGAGAAAATGTCTTCTACTTACGAACTTCCACCTCTGGATATGATCGGATAAACATATGTTAAATCCATTTTTTCTCCAAGGTTCAGGTTCAGAACAAGGTCTAATCCAAGATCTTATAAATGAACATCTCAAAATTTATGGTGTTGATGTCTATTATCTTCCAAGACAATACGCAACTGAAAAAAAAGTTATTGAAGAGGTAATAGAGTCTCAGTTTAGTTTTGCATATCCAATTGAGGCGTATGTCGATTCATATGAGGGATATAGTGGCCAAGGAACAATATTATCAAAGTTTGGTATTCAAGAACTTGATGATCTCACATTGATTCTTTCAAAAGAAAGATTTGAAAATTATATATCGGTTTTGATTAAAAATCTTCCCGATGCAAAACTAACCACTAGACCAAAAGAAGGAGATCTAATTTATTTTCCTCTAGGAAATAAAATATTTGAAATTAAATATGTTGAGCACGAAAAACCATTTTACCAACTGAAGAAAAACTATGTTTATGAATTGACCTGTGAACTCTTTAGATATGAAGATGAAGTCATTGATACTGGTGTTGACTTTATTGATAATCCTAATGCTGTAGGAGATGGTGATGGAAGCGGAGATAATTTTGGAGACAGAGGTCAGTTTGCTAATCTACAAATTCTACAACTGGTTGGTATTGGAACAACTGCAACTGCAACATCTGCCATCGTAAATGGTGGTGTTAGATTTGTAAATATCACTAATAGAGGATCTGGTTATACAACTCCACCAAGAGTTGCTTTCTCGTCTGCACCAAGTGGAGGAGTTACTGCTGTTGGAATTGCAACTCTACTTACAGGTATTGTGGACTTGTGTGAGGGAGATCAAAATCTGGGTAGGGTACAAGGAGTTCAGTTGATAAATGCTGGAGCAGGTTATACTGTTGCACCTAGAGTTACATTTATTGGTGGCGGTGGATCAGGCGCAGCTGCTACAACAGTAATTGGAAATGGCATTGTAGGAATTATTACAGTAACAAACGGAGGGTCTGGATATTTGGTTCCTCCAACAGTTACTGTTACTGGAATTTCTTCAATTCAAGCGACTGCTGTTGCATCAATCAGTGGTGCTGGAATAGTAACCTCTATTAGAATTACAAATTCCGGTTTGGGATATACTACTACACCAACTATTACAATGTCTTCTCCAAACGTCGTCGTTGGTTATGGTACATATATTTACAATGAAGTGGTGGTAGGAAGTTCCAGTAGTGTTACTGGTAGAGTTAAATCTTGGAACTCTACTACAAAAATTCTGGAAGTTTCTACAATCTCTGGTTCATTTGCAGCTGGAGAAAATATAACTGGACAAGACTCTGGCGCGGTTTATAGTCTGAGAAGTATAAATACGTACAACGTTGAGGACAAGTTCGCTCAAAACAGCGACATAGAAACGATAGGTGATAGTATAATGGACTTTACAGAGTCCAATCCTTTCGGAAATCCTTAAGTTGTTAAATAGTATACATCGTTTAGTGTAAAAATGTTTGAATATTTTTATCACGAGATATTAAGAAAAACTATAATATCATTTGGAAATCTTTTCAATGATATCTCGATTAAAAAGAAAAATGATAATAACGATGTATTTTCTGTAATCAAGGTTCCTCTTGCATACGGACCTACTCAAAAGTTTCTTGCAAGACTTGAGCAACAACCTGAATTAAATAAACCAATTCAAATAACTCTACCAAGAATGTCATTTGAGTTTGTTGGTTTAACATATGATCCTACTAGAAAAGTAACAACAACTCAAACTTTTTTATCAAAGTCTGTCACTGACTCTACAGACGTAAGAAAAACATATATGCCAGTTCCATATAATATGGAATTTGAACTGAGCATTATGTGTAAAATTAATGATGATATGTTGCAAATTATAGAGCAAATAGTTCCATATTTTCAACCATCTTACAACTTAACTGTTAACTTAATTGAGTCTATTGGAGAAAAAAGAGACATACCTGTAGTGCTTGATAACATCTCAATGCAAGATGATTATGAAGGAAATTTTACAACTAGAAGAGCACTCATTTATACATTAAGATTTACTGCAAAGACATATCTTTTTGGACCCGTATCTTCCAGCGTATCTACAGATATTATCAAAAAGGTTTCTCTTGGATTTGTTTCTGGAGATTCTCAATCAACAGCGAGAGATCTTACATATTCACAAGAACCAGTTGCATCAAAGAGTTATACTAATAACGTCGTAACTACTTTGACCGCTGACGTTTTAGTTGCAGATGGAACAATTTCTGTACAAAACTCTTCATCAATTTCGGTTAATTCTCATATTACTTTAGATAATGAAACTCTTAAAGTAACCAATAAAAATGGAAATATATTAACAGTTGAGAGGGGTTCTTATAGTACCAATATATCAGATCACGTTTCCGGAACTCAGGTTATGTTAATAACAAGTGCGGACACCGATCTAATAGAATTAGGGGACGATTTTGGATTTAGTGGAATTTCTTTTGAGTGATAATTTATGTCTAAAAATTTTGATAAGTTAAATGAGGTTTTCAACGTTGAAACCGAGATTATAGAATCTAATATTGATCTTGTTAAGAAGGAAGATCAACCACAAAACATCAATGGTGTTACTAGTGATATAAAAAAGGATTATGAATACACTAGAGGAAATCTATATTCAATTATAGAAAAAGGTCAAGAAGCAATAAATGGTATTTTAGAACTTGCACAAGAAACTGAGCAAGCAAGGGCTTATGAAGTTGCTGGTCAATTGATTAAAAATGTTGCTGATGCAACAGAAAAGTTAATGGATCTTCAAAAGAAACTAAAGGATATTGAAGAGGTTAAACAAGTTAGTGGTCCAACAAACGTCACTAATGCTCTTTTTGTAGGTTCAACCGCAGAATTATCTAAATTATTAAAAGCCCAAAAAGGAAATGTGAAAAATGAAAACGTTTAGGCAATTTCAAGAAGATTGGAGTAATAAATATAAAAAGAGTATTGATTGCTCCAATCCTAAAGGGTTTTCCCAACGCGCTCATTGTGCGGCAAGAAAAAAGAGAGCAAAGGGTGAAGAAACTAAGTCAAAACCAGTTGAATGAACGAACAATTTAAGCCATTTAAAACAGTTGAAGAAATTGCTAAGAAGCATCGCCTAGATGTTTCTTTCATTGAGAAGCAACTCAAAATGGGTGAACCTATTGAGCACGAGCATACAAAAGATCACAAATTGGCAAGAGAAATTGCTCTTCAACATTTGGATGAAATACCAGATTATTATACAAGATTAAAAAAAATGGAAGCGGATGCTAAAAAGCATCACAAAAAATTTAAGGATGTTAAAGTCAATGAAGACTTAAGAGACTGGTTTTCAAAATCTCACCCCGAGGGAAATTGGAGAAGGTTTAATTCAAAAGGTGAAGCAATTGGACCTTGTGCCCGTGAACCTGGAGAATCAAAACCAAAGTGTTTATCAAATGAAAAGGCTGCAAAGATGTCAAAAAGTCAAATTGCTTCCGCTGTAAGAAGAAAAAGAGAAGAAGACCCCGTAGCAGACCGTAAAGGAAAAGGAGGAAAACCAAAAATGGTTTCTAATAAAATTTCTGAAGAACATAATCACGAGGAAGAAAGATATTGTCCTCTATGCGATAAAAGGGAAACAAGATCTCAGTGTTCTTATGGTGAAAAAACTTGGGATAAAATTTCTGTAAAAGATGAAGAGTACTCTATGGTAAGAGGAGAACTCAAAACTCTTATGGATGCTGCTAAGAGAATAGATTCTAGAGTTTCTAAAGGTGAAGGTAATTTAGAAGCCTGGGTACAATCAAAAATTACGAAAGCAACAGATTATCTTGACACTGCCGCAGATTATCTCAACAGCGGAGAAGCAGAATTCCAGGAAGCTTGTTGGGTAGGATATAAGCAAGTTGGAATGAAAAAGAAAGGTAAGAGAGTTGTTCCAAACTGTGTGAAAGAGGAAGATATTCCATTAGCAGAGAAGATTCTTCTTGAGATTGAAGCAGAATCTCTGAGTGAAGAGAACAAACCAACTAATCCTGCATTATGGTCAAGAGCAAAATCTCTTGCAAAGAAAAAGTTTGATGTTTATCCAAGTGCATATGCCAATGGATGGGCTTCAAAGTGGTATAAGTCGAAAGGTGGCGGTTGGAAATCTGCAAATGAAAGTGTAACCATTGAAGATGCAAATGGAAATACTTTTGCAGAAATCATTGATATCATTAAACCAGAACCTCTTGTTGCAGAAGCAACCAGACTTCAAGCACAGACTGGAAATGTTATTGCCGTAACTCTTCAATGGAGAGGAAAGTACTACGCTCTTCGTATGTTCTTCCCTCAAGCAAAACTTCCATCTAGAAAAGAAGTTACTGATGAGTTACAAAAGGTCTATCCAGGTTCTGTGGTTGTTCATCACTCAGTATCAGAACTCACTCAGGGACAACCACTAATTCAAGTTGGACCACAAGGTGGAAGTTTTGCAAAACCAGGACCAAATAAGAATTATGTAAAACCAATGGGTGAAGAGGTTGAAATTCAAGAGGACTGGCAATCAGTAAATCGTAAAGATAAAACTGATGGTCTCAGTCAGAAAGCTGTAAATTCTTATCGTCGTGAGAATCCAGGTTCAAAACTTCAGACTGCAGTAACTGAAAAAAAGCCTACGGGCAAAAGGGCTGAACGTCGCAAGTCCTTTTGCCGCAGAATGAAAGGGATGAAAAAGAGACTAACTTCTGCTGAAACTGCAAGAGATCCGGATTCAAGAATCAATAAAGCTTTACGTCGTTGGAATTGTAATTAATTTTTAGGTCTTTATTATGGCTGATCATTATCTTGGTAATCCCCTTCTTAAGAAGGCAAATACTGTTGTTGAATTTACTGAAGAACAGGTCCTAGAGTTTGCTAGGTGCCAAGAAGATCCGATTTACTTTGCAAAAAATTATATTCAAATCGTTACTTTGGATTATGGTTTGCAACCATTTAAACCATATCCTTTTCAGGAAACGATGATTGAACGTTTTCACAATCATAGATTTAATGTTTGCAAACTTCCAAGACAGTCTGGAAAGTCAACCATTGTTGTTTCTTATCTTTTACATTACGCAATTTTTAATGATAATGTAAATATTGCAATTCTTGCTAACAAAGCATCGACTGCAAAAGATCTACTAGATAGATTGCAAACAGCATATGAAAATTTACCCAAGTGGTTACAGCAAGGTGTGATGACTTGGAACAAGGCTTCTTTGGAGTTGGAAAATGGGTCAAAAATTATTGCTGCTTCTACTAGCGCCTCTGCGGTACGCGGTGGCTCTTATAATATTATATTCCTGGACGAATTTGCGTTTATTCCTAACCACATTGCTGATCAGTTTTTCAGTTCTGTTTATCCTACTATTTCATCTGGTAAAAACACTAAGGTAATTATTGTTTCTACCCCTCACGGGATGAATCATTTTTACAAAATTTGGCACGATGCCGAAAGAAGTAAAAATGAGTATATTCCAACAGATGTTCATTGGTCTGAGGTTCCTGGTAGGGATGAAAAGTGGAAAGCACAAACTATTGCAAACACATCAGAACAACAATTTAAGGTTGAGTTTGAATGTGAATTCTTAGGATCTGTTGATACTTTGATTGCTCCTAGCAAATTGAGAAATCTTGTTTATGAGAATCCAAAGGCAAGAAATGCTGGATTAGATGTTTTCGATGATCCTATTGAGGAACACGATTATGTCATTACCGTTGACGTTGCAAGAGGTGTTGGTAATGATTACTCAGCATTTGTTGTAATAGACATAACAAAATATCCACACGAAATAGTAGCAAAGTATAGAAATAATGAAATAAAACCGATGCTTTTTCCAAGTATCATTCACGATATAGCAAAAAGTTATAATAATGCATATATTTTATGTGAGGTAAATGATATTGGAGATCAAGTTGCAAGTATTATTCAATATGATTTGGAATATAATAATTTATTGATGTGCTCAATGAGAGGTAGAGCAGGTCAGATTGTTGGTCAAGGATTTTCTGGAAAGAAAACTCAACTTGGCGTAAAAATGTCCAAGACTGTCAAAAAAGTTGGATGTTTAAACCTAAAAACTTTAATTGAAGAGGAAAAGTTACTGTTTAAAGACTATGATATTATAAGTGAACTTACAACTTTTATTCAAAAAAATAATTCCTTTGAGGCAGAGGATGGATGTAATGACGACCTTGCAATGTGCTTGGTCATATATTCTTGGTTAGTAGTTCAAGATTATTTTAAGGAACTTACTGATCAGGATGTAAGAAAAAGATTATATGAGGAACAAAAAAATCAAATTGAGCAAGATATGGCTCCATTTGGATTTGTGGTAGATGGTACTGAAGATAGTAGTTTTATAGATGAAAACGGTGAAAGATGGTTCACTGACGAGTATGGGGATATGTCTTATATGTGGGATTACGTCTAAATTAAGATTTACATAAATATTTTTTAGATAAACTGAGATTAGGAGAAATTAAATGGCGACTCCTCAATTGTCTCCCGGCGTACTTATCCGTGAGGTTGATTTAACAGTAGGAAGAGCTGATAATGTACTGGATAATATCGGTGCAATTGCTGGACCTTTTGCAATTGGACCAGTAGACGAACCAATCGACATTACTACAGAGAACGAGCTCATTAACGTTTTTGGTAAGCCTCTATCAACCGATGCTCAATATGAGTACTGGATGAGTGCATCTTCATTCCTCTCATATGGTGGAGTGCTTAAGGTTGTAAGAACTAATGGTGATAATCTAGTTAACGCTAATGCTATTCGCAACGCAGCAGGCGTTTCAACTGCTGGAGAACCATCATTAAAGATCAAAAACTTTGATGATTATGAAGCAAACTATGCTGATGATATTGCAAACTATATTTTTGCAGCAAAAACCCCAGGTGCTTGGTCAAATAACCTTAAAGTTTGTGTAATTGACGACAAGGCAGACCAAATTCTTCACGTTGGTGCTGCTGCAACCGCAATGGCACAAGTTGGTTTTGCAGTAACAACAGCATTGACTAATGTAGTTTCAACAGGAATTGGAACCACATCTCTCTTTAATGGATATTTAAAGGGAATCATCACAGGTGTTGGTGCTAGCACTCTTGATGTTAAGATCGATTCCTTAGTTTCTTCCGATGGAACAGTAACTAAGGTTTCATACGCACCTAAAACTCAGTTGCAGTCATTCAAACCAGCAACCGCTGGTGGAACTTTAACTGTAAGTGTTGTTACCAACGCTGGAGTAGGAACTACAACAGCAAGTATTAACACCGGTTCTAACCCAATTTTAGACTGGTATGATAACCAAGTCTTACAACTAGAGAACACAGCAATTTACTGGAAGTCTATTGCTCCAAAACCAGGAACTTCTGCTTACGCTACAGAAAGAAACGGTAAGAGCGATGAAATCCACGTTGCAATCGTTGATGATCTGGGAACAGTAACAGGTATTCAAGGAAACCTTGTAGAAAAGCATATCGGTCTTTCAAAGGCTCTAGATGCAGTTTCTGCAGTTAACTCACCACAGAAGATTTGGTGGAAGAACTACCTTGCACTATATTCAAACTATGTTTATGTTGGTGACAACCCTTCAGATGATCTAAATGTAAATGAAGATGTTGTTCCTACTGGATTCAGCACTGCATTTACCGCATATACCACAACTCAAGGTTTGTGGAATGAGGTTGCACAAGACAAAGTTTACAGTGCATTAGGTAACGTAACCTATAAACTAACTGGAGGAAAAGACTATTCCGATCAAGGCGGAATGGCAGCTACTCTTGGTGATCTAATCACTTCATACAACCTATTCTCAAATAGAGATGAAGTACCTCTAGATTACCTGATTATGGGTCCTGGATTAACTAATAAGTTTGAATCACAAGCGAAAGCAAATCAACTTATTTCTATTGCAAATTCAAGAAAAGACTGTGTAGCAGTAATTTCTCCACACAGAGCTGACGTTGTTGACGTTACTAACTCTGACACACAAACTGATAACATTCTTGAGTTCTTCTCACCACTTTCATCAACATCATATGCTATCTTTGATAGTGGTTATAAGTACACCTACGATAGGTTTAATAACAAGTTCCGTTATATTCCTTGCAATGCGGACGTTGCTGGTCTTTGTGTAAGAACTTCCATCTTTGCATATCCTTGGTTCTCACCTGCAGGACAGCAAAGAGGAATCTTAAACAATGCAATCAAACTTGCATACAATCCAAATAAGGCACAGAGAGATCAACTCTATCCACAGAGAGTTAATGCTATCGTGAACCAACCTGGAATTGGTATTCTTCTCTTTGGAGATAAGACTGCTCTGGGTTACGCTTCTGCTTTCGATAGAATTAATGTTCGCCGCCTGTTCCTCACTGTTGAGCAAGCACTTGAAAGATCTGCACAAGCACAACTCTTTGAACTCAACGATGCAATTACAAGAGCAAACTTTGTAAACATTGTTGAACCATACCTCCGTGATGTTCAGGCAAAGAGAGGACTTTATGGATTCCTTGTAAAGTGCGACGAGACCAACAACACTCCTGATGTAATTGATAACAATGAATTTAGGGCTGATATCTATCTGAAACCAGCCAAATCAATTAACTATGTAACCCTGACCTTTGTAGCAACTAGAACAGGAGTAAGTTTTGATGAAGTTGCTGGCACCGTTTGATTTTAATATAACTAATTACAAAGGAGGAATTTAAAAATGGCTCACACTATTTCCGATTTCAGAAAAGCACTTTCTAGAGGTGGAGCAAGACCTAACCTTTTTGAAGTTGCTATCCCTACCCTTCCAGCAGGAATTGATTTTGGCGGTTCTGACGGTCAGGACAGTTTCAGTATGCTTTGTAAGGCAGCTGCACTGCCAGCATCAAACATTGCACCAATCGACGTACCTTTTAGAGGTCGTATCCTGAAGGTTGCTGGCGATAGAACTTATGATACTTGGACAATCACTGTTATTAACGATGAGAACTTCGCAATTAGAAATGCGATGGAGCAGTGGATGCAACTCATCGGACAGTATGGAGATGCTAGCGGTCTCGTAAGCGTTACTGAGGGTGACGGTTATATGGTTGATGCTTATGTGAAGCAACTCAAGAGATCTCCTTCTAACACTGGATTTGGTGTTGCAGAAGGTCAAGGTCTAACTGCTGCTGCACTTTATAAGTTCTACGGCATTTTCCCAACCAACATTTCTCAGATTGACCTTTCATATGATACTTCTGATACTATTGAAGAGTTTACTGTAGAGTTCCAAGTTCAATACTGGACACCTCAGGGACCTCAGGAAAATTATCAATAAATAGTAGAATAAGTTAGAAGTAAACTTTAATAATGGCGAAATTATTTGGATTTTCTATTGAAGGGCAAGAACCCTTATCACCTAATGCAGTATCCCCCGTTCCTCAAAATAATGAGGACGGGGTTGACCATTATTTAACGTCTGGATTTTTTGGTTCATATGTAGATATTGAAGGTGTTTATAGAACTGAATTTGATTTGATAAAAAGATATCGTGAAATGGCTCTTCACCCAGAAGTTGATAGCGCCATTGAAGATATTATTAGTGAGGCTATCGTATCAGATACTTATGATAGTCCTGTTGAAATTGAACTTTCAAATTTGAATGCAAGTGATGGTATCAAAAGAAAGATTAGAGAAGAATTTAAGCATATCTTAGATTTATTAGATTTTGACAAGAAAGCACACGAGATCTATAGAAATTGGTACATTGATGGTAGATTGTATTATCATAAAGTAATCGATCTCAAAAATCCCCAAGAGGGAATCCAAGAACTTCGATACATCGACGCATTAAAGATGCGTTATGTACGTCAGCAAAAAAAGAATTCGAAAGAAAATAATTCAATTAAAATTGGAGGAATTGGAGTTCAAAATCCAGAGGACTATATGTTCCCTGAGATTGAAGAGTATTTTCAATACAATCCAAAACTTGCAACAACAGCTGGCGCGACAGGTATGTCAAATCAGTCTGTTGGTGGCGGAATCAAAATTGCAAAAGACGCAATTACATATTGCACTTCAGGTTTGGTAGATAGAAATAAAGGGACAGTTCTTTCATATCTCCATAAAGCAATTAAGTCTCTCAATCAACTTCGTATGATTGAAGATTCTTTAGTCATCTATCGTTTGTCAAGGGCTCCAGAAAGAAGAATTTTCTATATTGATGTAGGTAATCTTCCAAAAGTAAAGGCGGAACAATATCTACGTGATGTTATGATGCGTTATCGTAACAAACTAGTTTATGATGCATCAACTGGTGAGATTAGAGACGATAAGAAATTTATGAGTATGCTTGAAGATTTCTGGTTGCCTCGCCGTGAAGGTGGTAGAGGAACTGAAATCTCAACTTTACCTGGTGGACAAAATCTTGGTGAAATTACTGACATTAATTATTTCCAGAAAAAATTATACAAGTCTCTGAATGTACCTTCATCTAGAATTGAAGGTGAAGGTGGATTTAACCTAGGAAGATCTTCAGAAATTCTACGTGATGAACTTAAGTTTACTAAATTTGTAGGACGCTTGAGAAAGCGTTTTGCAAATATGTTTAATGATATGTTGAGAACACAGTTGCTTCTCAAAAATATTATTACCCCAGAAGATTGGGAAAAAATGAGTGAGCATATTCAATATGATTTCTTATACGACAATCATTTCTCTGAACTAAAGGATGCAGAACTCCTAACGGAAAGACTAAATCTGGTAGCAACTGCAGAGCCTTACGTTGGTAAGTACTATTCTCAAGATTATATCAGACGTAAAATTCTACGTCAGACTGATCAAGAAATTGTTGAACAAGATATGCTCATTCAAAAAGAGATTGATGATGGTGTAATTCCAGATCCAAACGCTCCTATTGATCCAGCAACAGGACAACCAATGGAACCTGGAATGGATTTGGGGCAACCAGTTGTCGAACCAGATTTAGAATCACAAGGTAATGCAACGGTTGCTGATGGTAAATCTGCAGAAATGAAAACACCTAAGGGTGGAGAGATATAAATAGCAGAAGATTTTCAATCTACAATTACTATGGACGAATTAATGGATATGATTGTGGCTGATGAGTCACCATCACAAATTAGCGATAAAATCAAAGATCTTCTATTTTCAAAAGCCGCAGAAAAGGTTGATTCCTTCAGACCAGCCGTTGCAGCGACTCTATTTGGTGAAGAGGAAGAAGAAACCGAAGAGGAATAAAAATGAAATCCTTCAAACAATTCATCTCAGAATCAGTAAACATTTCCGGAGATTTTAACGGAAATCTTTATATCAACTCTAATCAACAAGAACCACAAGAAGTTGGTGAAGAGTATGTTGCAGATGTTTTGTGGAATGGAAGTCTCTATAGGATGGAATTAACCACTAATAATGGAATTCCATCTAAACAGTCTTTAGGTGAACAATTGCAATCAGAGTATCCAGGAGCGGTTGTCCATCAAATTTATCCAGTTCTAGAAAAAAATTATAATATTAAAAACGCAAAAAGATACCACCCATCAAAATTAGAATGGATTGATTGATAAATGGCTCAGTGGAATATACAAATTCAAGATTATTTAAATCAGGAAAGATCCTTATTTGAAGTTGTTGGTGTTGCCTCTAGTGATGGTCAAGTAATAAGTCTTCAAAATCCATTTCCAGTGACTGGAACTATTGGAATACAAACTGGAACTGGAATAGTTATTAATTCGGATACTACTGCATATGATGCTTTTGGTAGACAAAGAGTTTCTGAACCATTTACCCTTGGTGACTATAAGCATCTCTATGCTATTGATACTAATTTTATAGAAAGTTATTCTGGAGCAGGATCTACCGTAACTTTCGCATCAAACCAAGCAGCAGCAAGATTGCAAACAGGTATTGGAAGTACAGCATTTTGTATCCATCAAACAAAGTTCTACCATCATTATCAACCAGGAAAATCGCAATTAATTTTTAGTTCTTTTAATTTCTATGCACCTCAGCAGAATGTAACCAAAAGAACTGGATATTTTGATGATAGAGACGGAATTTTCTTAGAACAAGTAGGTCTTAGTACATCTGATGGTATTAATGCTGGTATAGGAACTTATAATTGGGTCATCAGAACTTTTACAAGTGGTATTGCAACTGAAACAAGAATTCCACAATCAGAATGGAATAAGGATAAGTGTGATGGAACTGGTGATTCTGGTTTTAATGCAGATTTCACAAAAACTCAACTTGCATTTATTGACTTCCAGTGGTTAGGTGTGGGTAGAGTTCGTTGTGGTTTTGCTCATGATGGTAAACTAATTACAGCACACGAATTTTATCACTCAAATAATAATCCTAAAGTTTATATTTCAAACCCAAATCTGCCAGTTCGTTGCGAAATAAGAAATACTGCTGTTGGTGTTGGAGCATCATTTGACCAGATTTGTTCAACTGTTGCGAGTGAAGGTGGTTATGTTGAAAGTGGTATCGACTTTGCATATACAATGACTACAACAAGAACTACACCAACTCCAGCAGGAACAGAATTTCCATTAGTTGCAATTCGTCTTAAAAATACTTTCCAAGGATATCCAAATAGAATATCTGTAAGATTAAATAATATTTCTATTCACTGTGAAACTAATAGTATCATTTATAAAATTATAAAACTTCCAAGTTCTGCGTATATTGGTAATGCAGGAACCCTTACTTGGACTTCTGCTTCTAATAATAGTGGAGTTGAAGTTTGTGTAGATGCAACAACTTATAGTGACGGAGACGTATTTGCATCTGGTTATGTTCCTTCTGGTGCATCACAAAACTCATTATCTCCAGTTGCATCTGGAGAACTTACATCAGCAAAGAAAAATATCATAGTCCAAAATATTGATTCAACAAATTCAGAAATTTATGCAGTTATTGCAAGAACAATTACTGAAACTGGTAATGCAACTGCTCAAGTAGCAGCAGCTATTCAGTGGAGAGAAATTTATTAATAAATAACTTATAAGGTCTTTATTATACCAATGCAAAGAACAAAAATAATTGATACCGAAGTTGCTACAAGCACAACAGCGGGAACCGCAACTAGTATTAGTAGTGCTAGTTGTGTGAGACTTCATAATAATACTGCAGGTATAGTTACTGTTGGTGTTTCAACTGTAGTTGGAGCAGCATCTACTAATTATTTTTCTATGCCTTCATACTCAGTTGAATTTTTAGAAAAACTTCCATCTGATGTTATTTGGACATCTTCAGCAATTAAAGCAGCAAAAGTAGGACTTACCAACTAAAACAATGAAACTAATCAGAGAAGAAATCGAAAAAGTAGAGGTTCTTACTGAGGAATCTGATGGTAAAAAATCTCTTTTTATCAAAGGAATTTTTCTTCAGGCAGAGCAGGTAAACAGAAACGGTAGAGTATACCGTATGCCTGTAATGGAAAGAGAAGTTAACCGATACAATGAGCAGTATGTTCAAAAAGGTCGTGCTCTAGGAGAACTTGGTCACCCAGATGGCCCAACAGTTAACTTGGATAGAGTTTCTCACAAGATTGTAGAACTTCAACGTGAAGGTAATAACTTTATTGGTAAGGCTCAAATCCTATCAACTCCAATGGGAAAGATTGCAGAATCTCTTTTAAGTGATGGAGTAACTCTTGGTGTTTCTTCTCGTGGCATTGGTTCATTGAAAGAAACTAGAGAAGGTTATAAAGAAGTTGGTGAAGATTTTATGCTAGCAACCGCTGCTGATATTGTCGCTGATCCTTCTGCTCCTGATGCTTTTGTTCAAGGAATTATGGAAGGAAAGGAATGGATTTGGGATGGTGGTGTTCTACGTGAAAAACTTGCTGAGAGCACTAGAAGAAGAATTAACACTTTAGTAGATCAAAGAAAACTTGAAGAGCATAAAATTAAACTCTTCAACGATTTCTTAAATTCACTATAATTAGTGTAATTTATCATATTATAAATAAATATAGATTTAATAAAGGTAAATCGGAGAGTTCAAATGTCTCGTGGTACACAATTACAAGAAATGGAAGTAGGCACAAAGCAATCCAAAACTGCCGTTAATGCTAATGCTAAGGCAGCAGATCCAATGCCTAAAGCAGGAAGCAATGCTTCTAATGTAATGGTTGATGGTCAAACTGGCAGTTGGGAAGATCTTGGAGGTCCTACTCCAGACAACTACAGACCAGATGATGAGTCTGCTCACCTTAAGACACCTGGCGCATCTCTTAAGCAAGTTAAGAATGTTGTCAATAAGGGCGCTAAGGCAGCAGATGCGATGGGTCACTTAAAGCCTGGCGCTGTTAAGGAAGAAGAAGATTATGAGGATGAGGATCTTGTTGATGAAGAAGAACTCGAAGATGAAGAGGTAGTTTCCGAAGCCGAGGAAAAGGAAGAGGAAGAAAAGGGTAAGAAGAAAGGTAAGAAAGAAGAAGAGGACGAAGAAGAGGACGAGGATGAAGATGAAATGAAGGAAGAGTTTGACATTAAAGAAGATGTCAATGCACTTCTTGCTGGTGAGGAACTTTCTGAAGAGTTCCAAGAAAAAGCAAAAATTATTTTCGAAGCTGCTCTCAGAAGCAAGGTTTCGGATATTAAAGAGTCACTAGAGGCTCAATATGAAGAGCGCCTTGTTGAAGAGGTTGCTGAAATTAAGACCGTTCTTGAAGAGCGTGTCGATGCATACCTAGAGTATGTTGCTGATGAATGGATGGCCGAGAATCAACTAGCAGTTGAGCAAGGTCTGAAGGAAGAACTCTCTGAGTCATTCCTTTCAGGTCTGAAAGGTCTTTTTGAAGAACATTATGTAACAATCCCTGAAGAGAAATATGATGTACTCCATAGCATGGTAGAAAAACTTGATGAAATGGAAGAAAAACTCAACGAGCAAATTGAGAAAAATATCCATCTGAACAAGCGTCTCGCAGAGTCGGTTGCAGAAGGAATCTTTGATGAGATTTCTGAGGGTCTAGCACTTTCTCAGAAAGATAAGCTCGCTTCACTTGCCGAAAGTGTTGAGTTTGAAAGTGAGGCACAATATCGTGAAAAACTGGAAACTCTGAAGGAATCATATTTTCCTTCAAAGGCAGTTTCTCCAAAGGCAAAAACTGAAACTCTTTCTGAAGGAGTAGACGTTGCTCCTGAGTATTACTCAGATTCAATGAATGCTTATCTAAAAGCTCTTTCAGTTACATCGCCCAAAAACTGAAATTAACATTAAACAAACACACTTTTTAAAGAGGTAAACGCAAATGTTCAATAACGAGCATCTGCAGGAAAAGTGGGCTCCCCTTCTGAACTATGAGGGTCTTGATCCTATCAAAGATTCACACAGAAGAGCTGTAACCGCTGTCCTGCTCGAAAACCAAGAGAAATTCCTTAGAGAGGAGCAATCCTTTGCACAGTCAGGTTCATTCCTGACCGAAGCTCCAACCAACTCTGCTAACGGCACTGGTGCTGGTGGTGGTTTTGGTGGTGGTGCAACCCCTGGCGGTCCTGTAGCAGGTTTCGACCCTGTTCTGATCTCTCTGATCCGCCGTGCAATGCCTAACCTGGTCGCATATGACCTGGCTGGCGTTCAACCAATGAACGGTCCTACTGGACTGATCTTCGCAATGCGTTCACGCTACACCAACCAGTCTGGCGCTGAAGCACTGTTCAACGAAGCAGATACTCGCTTCTCTGCACAGAACGCAACTAACACCCTGACTCAGGGTAGCGACTACGCTGGTGGTGCTGGTATCGGTACTACCGCTGCTCAGAGCGGAACCAACCCTGGTCTGCTGAATGCTTCACCTGCAACTCCATACACCCTGAGTGGTGGTATGTACACCGGTGACGCTGAGAACCTCGGTTCCAGTGTTGCATTCAACGAGATGGCATTCTCAATCGAGAAAGTCACCGTTACTGCAAAGTCACGCGCTCTGAAGGCTGAGTACTCACTTGAGCTCGCTCAAGACCTCAAGGCGATCCACGGTCTGAATGCTGAGGCAGAACTTGCCAACATTCTTTCAACCGAGATCCTCGCTGAAATCAACCGCGAAGTTATCCGTACCATCTATAACGTTGCTGAAGCTGGTGCTCAGGCAAACGTTGCTACTGCTGGTACTTTTGACCTCGACGTTGATTCAAACGGTCGTTGGTCTGTTGAGAAGTTCAAGGGTCTTCTGTTCCAAATCGAGCGTGATGCTAACGCAATCGCACAAAGAACTCGTAGAGGAAAGGGTAACATCATCCTGTGCTCCGCTGACGTTGCTTCAGCACTGAGCATGGCTGGTGTTCTTGATTACACCCCCGCACTCAACGCTAACCTGAACGTTGATGACACTGGTAACACCTTCGCAGGTACTCTGCTTGGTAAGTTCCGCGTCTACATCGACCCATATGCTGCAAACGTAGATTCTAACCAGTACTACGTTGTTGGTTATAAGGGTTCTTCACCTTATGACGCAGGTCTGTTCTATTGCCCATACGTTCCTCTCCAAATGGTTCGTGCCGTTGGCGAGAACACCTTCCAGCCAAAAATCGGCTTTAAGACTCGTTATGGCATTGTTGCTAACCCATTCGCTGAAGGCGGTCTCTCCTCTGGAGCAGCTACCTCACTGGGTAAACTCAATGCAAGTGCAAACCGTTACTACAGAAGAGTTCTCGTTAAGAACCTTATGTGATCACGGTTCACATTTTTCTGGGGGTCCGAAAGGACCCCTTTTTTATTCTAAATAGTTAAAAAAATGTCTGGTACTTACGGCGGCAACCAAATAGGTAATAGAAACTTTTTATCCACAGTTGGATTTAAGTTTACTTTAAACAGAGCACCAAAAGTTGCTTTTTTAACTAATACTGCAAATATTCCAGGTTTGACTTTGGGAGTTGCAACACAACCAAACTATTTGAATGACATTCCCGTTCCTGGTGATAAAATTCAATTTGATGATTTTTCATTAAGATTTTTGGTTGATGAGAATCTTGAAAATTATATGGAAATTCAAAATTGGATCAGAGGTCTTGGATTCCCAGAGAGCCTCCAACAGATTTATGATTGGCAAAATACTAATGATAAATTTGAGCAACCATATAAGTCCGATATGAACTTATATTCTGATGGAACCTTGATCGCTTTAAATAGCACACAAAACTTCAACTTTAAGGTTGTGTTTAAATCAATGTTTCCATACATGTTGTCTCCACTGGAGTTTGATGCTACCAATACTGATAACCAGTATTTTACGGCAGATGTAACATTCAAGTATATGGTGTATAATATAGTAGATGCAAACGGAAATAATTTATGAATATTGATTTGGATGCTATCCAAAAAATGTGGGAAAAAGATTCCAAAATGGATATAGATAATTTGCATACAGAATCTTTGAATATTCCAATCTTACACTCAAAATATTATGAGTTATATAATAACATTCTTCTTTTGAGAAAAAGAGCCGAACAACAAAAAAGAAATGTACGGCACGAAAGATATGAATATTATTCGGGAAAGGCAGATCCAGAAGTATATCAAGAAGATCCTTTTCCCAAAAAAATCAGAGACAAAGATACTCTTCAAAAATATCTAGATGCTGACAATAAACTTTCTCAGATATCTTTAAAGGTTGAATATTATGATGTAATGCTTTCGTATATTGAAAGTATTTTAAAGATGATTGCTAATAGAACTTATCAAGTTAAAAATGCAATTGAGTATATGAGATTTCAGTCTGGTCTAGGGTAAATAAATACTCATAGCAATTATTATTGTTTATGAGTGACGTAACAATTCATAAGAAAAATGAGGTTTACATCAAGTTAGAATGTGAACCTCATATTTTATATGAACTTCAACAGTATTTTACATTTGAAGTTCCAGGTTCCAAGTTTATGTCCCAATATCGCAACAAACATTGGGATGGACAAATAAGATTGCTATCGGTTCATACGGGAGAAATCTATGCTGGTCTCCTCGATAAAGTAGTTTCAAAGTTAAAAATACACGGATATACCTATCAGTTTAAAGATAATAAGTATTACGGCCTTCCATTTGAAGTTAATGAAGAAATATCATTTGAAGGCGTAAAAGATTATATGTCTTCTATTTGTACTCATTCTCCTCGGCAGTATCAAATAGAGGGAGTACACGATGCTCTAAAACATAATCGAAAACTATTGATAAGTCCCACTGCATCAGGCAAAAGTCTGATGATTTATTCGCTCGTAAGGTATTACGTTGATAAGCAGAAAAAAATACTTTTAGTTGTTCCAACGACATCTCTCGTAGAACAAATGTATAAGGACTTTTGTGATTACGGATGGGATGCTGACTCATATTGCTATAAAATATATGGGGGAAGAGAAAGAAACAACACCCACCCAGTAACTATTACTACTTGGCAATCTATCTATACTCAAGATAAGTCATTTTTTGAAGACTATGAAGTAATTATTGGTGATGAAGCGCACCTTTTTAAAAGTAAGTCTTTGATATCAATTATGACTAAGCTTCATCACGCAAAATATCGTTTTGGATTTACAGGTACATTAGATGGAACTCAGACTCACAAATGGGTTCTAGAGGGAGTATTTGGACCATCATATAAAGTTACAAGAACTGCAGAATTGATGGAACAAGGCCACGTATCTAAGTTGAACATACGTTGTTTAGTCTTAAAGCACAAACCTCAAAAGTTTGAAACGTTTGAAGATGAAGTTCAATTCATTATAGGAAATGAAAAAAGGAACAAGTTTATAAAAAATCTTGTATTAGATCTAAAAGGAAATACTTTAGTTCTTTTTTCTAGGATCGAAGCTCACGGTCAACCTTTATATGAATTAATAAATAACAGTGTTGGTGAAAATAGAAAAGTATTTTTTGTTCACGGTGGTGTAGATACAGTTGAGAGAGAAGAGATTAGAGAAATTACTGAACGTGAAACGGATGCAATTATCGTTGCTTCATACGGAGTATTTTCGACAGGAATCAACATTCGAAATTTACATAATGTCGTTTTTGCTTCTCCAAGCAAATCTAGAATACGTAATTTACAGTCAATTGGAAGAGTCCTAAGAAAAGGAAAAGATAAGAGTAAAGCAATGTTGTATGATATATCTGATGATTGTACTTACAACTCAAGAAAAAATTATACACTTAATCACTTTATAGAAAGAATTAAAATTTATAATGAAGAGCAATTCAACTATGAAATAATTACTGTAAATTTAAAAGTATGATCGAAGAAGAATTTTATGCAACAATCAAATTAAAAACAGGTGAAGAAATCTTCTGCAAAGCAATGCCAACAGAAGAAGAAAATGAACTTTTATTGCTTGTGGTGAATCCTGTTATTATTGGTGAAATTAAGAATCGTTCTGGAGATGTTATGGGCTATAAAATAGAACCTTGGTTAAAGACCACTACAGAGGATCTTTTTATAGTTAATATGAACGATGTTTTAACAATGGCAGAATCAAATGACGTTGAAATGATCTCAGTTTATCAGTCATTTGTTCGTAAGAACAGTAACGTTAAACATAATAAACCAACTTTATCTCGTAAGATGGGATATCTTGCAAACGTTAATGATGCTAAAGAGCTCTTAGAAAAGATCTTTAAAAATAGCTAAGGCCTATCCTTCAAACCTGACAAGGCAGATTATAACAATAATTACAGGGCTATGTCAAGTACTTGTAGTTTGAAACCTAAAATGGTATAATCTATACATAATAAATTAGGTATTCTTATGATAACTACAACGGTAATGACAAAAAGAAAAAGGTCAGAGCACTATGTCAACAACAAAGAGTTTCTTGCAGCACTGATTGAGTATAAAAAGAACGTTGCTCTTGCAGCTGAAAAGGGAGAACCAAAACCAAGAATTACAAATTATCTTGGTGAGTGTTTTCTTAAGATCGCAACTCACTTATCTTATAAGACCAATTTCATCAATTATATTTTTATTGATGATATGATTTCTGACGGTATTGAAAACTGTGTCCAGTACATTCACAACTTTAATCCTGAGAAGTCCCAGAATCCTTTTGCATACTTTACTCAAATCATTCACTACGCTTTCCTTCGCCGCATTCAAAGAGAAAAGCGTCAATTAGAAATTAAAAATAAAATTCTAGAGAGAACTGGGTTTGATGAGGTTTTTGTTGATGACAACACTATTGACGGCGGCAACTATTCGGACTATAATTCTATTAAGGAGAATGTCCACATCAAGCTTCGTTATTGAATGAAAGTTGCAATTATTACTGACCAACACTTTGGTGCCAGAAAAAATTCTAAACTTTTTCACGATTATTTTTTGAAATTCTACAATGACATTTTTTTCCCGACGCTGGAGCAGTACGGGATTACAACTGTTATTGATATGGGTGATACATTTGATAGTCGTAAAGGAATTGATTTTTCGGCACTTTCTTGGGCAAAGAATAATTATTACGACCGTTTGAAAGAACTTGGTTGTAATGTTATTACTGTTGTAGGAAATCATACTGCATATTATAAGAATACCAATCAAATTAATGCTGTTGATTTGCTTCTACGTGAATACAATAACGTAAAAGTTATTTCTGATCCAGAAGAAGTTGTTGTTGGTAATACAAAGATTCTTTTTCTTCCTTGGATTAACTCTGAGAATGAAGAAAAGTCTTTCAAGATGATTAAAAATACCAAAGCAAAAGTTGCAATGGGTCATCTTGAACTATCTGGGTTTTCTCCATATCCAGGTCTAGTTATGGAACACGGAATGGAGGGTAATGTTTTTGATAAATTTGATAGAGTTTTTTCTGGACATTATCACACTCGTTCTAATAATGGAAAAATTTTCTATCTAGGAAATCCTTATGAAATTTATTGGAATGACGTAAATGATAAGCGAGGATTTACCATTTTTGATACTGAAACATTAGAACACACTCCAGTAGACAATCCATATCAAATGTTTCATATCATTTATTATAATGATACTCCATATCAAACATTTGATACTAGACAATACAAAGAAAAAATTGTAAAGGTTGTAGTAAGAAAAAAATCAGATATTAAAGATTTTGAAAAATTCATTGATAAACTGTATTCTGAAAATATTGCAGAACTCAAAATTGTAGAAAATTTTCAAATTGAAGATCCAGAAAACTTTGAGGTGTTTGAGTCTGAAAATACATTATCTATTTTGAATAGATATATTCAGGATGCAGAAATTGATATGGATAAATCCATCGTTCAAAAAATGATTAGCGATATTTACCAGGAAGCTTGCGAAATGGTATAGTAATGTATATAATCACATTAGATGGTAGGGAAGAGGAAGGTGCTTATTCCGTAAAAAACGAAGATGGAGAACAAGTTCTCTATATTTGGGAACACGAGGATGATGCAACAAGATTTGCTATGATGCTTGAAGACCGAGACTATCCTGATATGAATGTGATGGAAATTGATGACGAACTAATCATCAAAGCTTGCGAACTTCACGATTATCAATATATTGTCTTTACACCTGATGATATTGTAATTCCACCTGATCAAAATATTAAAAATGATTTTATTTGAAAAAATTCGTTGGAAAAACTTCCTTTCAACAGGAAATCAATTTTCAGAAGTTGACTTTCAAAAGTCAGCAACAACATTAATTATTGGTACGAATGGTGCAGGAAAGAGTACTGTTCTTGATGCCATGACTTTTGTGTTGTTTGGTAAATCATTTCGTGGAATTAACAAACCTCAACTTATCAACTCTACAAATGATAAAGATTGTTTGGTTGAGATTGAGTTCACTGTAGGAAAAACTTCCTTTAAAGTTCGTCGTGGAATCAAACCAAGTATTTTTGAAATCTATAGAAACGATTCCCTCATTGATCAAAGCTCTTCTGTAGTTGATCAACAGAAGTGGTTTGAACAAACAATACTAAAAATGAATTATAAATCTTTCACTCAGATTGTGATTCTAGGTAGTAGTAATTTTGTTCCATTTATGCAACTATCTCCTTCTCATAGGAGAGAGGTAATTGAGGATCTCTTGGATATTAAGATATTCTCTTCTATGAATAATATCATTAAAGATAAGTTAAGATCTCTTAAAGAAAATATTAGAACTCTTGAACTTAAAAAGGAGTCTCTGGACGATAAAGTTAAAATGCAAAAAAACTTTATTGAAGAACTTGAAAATAGAGGAAAGGAAAATATTAAAAAAAGTCAGAGTATAATTTCTTCTCTAGATGTAGAAATTGAAACCTTTATGAAAGAGAATGCTCTACTTGAAGAGGATATTTTTGTAAAGCAAAAAAATCTTGAAGATTATGTTGGGTCTTCGGATAAACTCAGTAAGCTTAATAATCTTAAGGGTAAGATATCACAAAAAGTATCTACGATAGTAAAAGAGCACAAGTTCTTTAGTGGCAATACGGTATGCCCCACTTGCACACAATCGATCGATGAGTCCTTTAGACTAAATAAAATTGCAGACGCTCAAAATAAGACGAATGAGTTGCAATCTGGCTACAAAGAACTAGAGGAGGCAATTAAAGAGGAAGAGGATCGTGAGCGTCAATTTACAATTCTCTCGAAAGAGGTTACAAACCTAACGCATGGCATTTCTCAAAATAATATTAAGATCTCTGGATGTCAACGACAAATCAGAAATCTTGAATCGGAAATTCAAAGAATTACCGAACAACTTGAAAATCGAAATACTGAACATGAAAAGTTAGAGTTGTTTAAGAAAGAACTTCAATCTACATTTGATGATCTTTCTACTCAAAAAGAAACAATTAAATATTACGATTTTTCATATAGTCTTCTAAAAGACGGTGGTGTAAAAACTAAAATCATTAAAAAGTATCTGCCATTAATTAATCAGCAGGTGAACAGATACCTACAAATGATGGACTTTTACATCAATTTTACTCTAGACGAAGAGTTTAACGAAACAATTCAGTCTCCAATTCACGAAGATTTTTCATATAGTTCATTTAGTGAAGGTGAGAAATCTCGTATCAATCTTTCATTGACATTTGCTTGGAGAGAAGTTGCTAAACTCAAAAACTCAGCCAATGTCAATGTGATTTTCTTTGATGAAGTATTTGATTCATCACTCGATGGATTTGGAACTGACGACTTTCTAAAAATTATTAGATATGTCATTAAAGATACTAATGTATTCGTAATCTCTCATAAGAATGGTTTAGAGGACAAATTTGAAAGTGTCATAAAGTTTGAGAAGGTTAAAGGTTTTTCTCGTATGGTGGCCTGAACCACCTAAGAACAATGCAAGTCCCAAACTGGAAGCACCATTCTAGAAAAGAACAAAAACGAAAATTAAAACCGCAAGCACTGAGGCAAGCAAAAGCAAGACTAGCCCAGTTCAAAAAGCGTCATATGGGTCGTCCAAAGGGCGACCTTTCGTTTTATGATGGTCTCATACGAAACGAATCAAATGTCTGTTCGCCACGAAATCAAATCTCAACTTGCGAAACTTCTTGCCACTGAAGATTTGGTGGTGGAACATAAGAAAGTTTCTACTGCTTGTTTTAATGTTCATACTCGTGTGTTGACTCTTCCCCTTTGGGAGAAAGCAAGTAACCTTGTCTATGATCTTCTTGTGGGGCACGAAGTTGGCCACGCTCTCTTTACTCCTGATGAAGACTGGATTCAAGAACATAAGATTCCTCCTCAATTTGTGAATGTGGTTGAGGATGCTCGCATTGAGAAACTGATGAAGCGCAAGTATGCTGGACTTGCTAAGACTTTCTTCAATGGATATAAGGAACTAAACGAAGAAGATTTCTTCCAAGTTTCTGATGAAGATATTTCCACTTTTAATCTTGCTGACCGAGCAAACCTTTACTTCAAGATTGGTAACTTCATCACTCTTGATTTTAAACCTGAAGAAAAGGAAATCATCAATTTGATTGGTGCGTGTGAAAGTTTTGCAGACGCACTGATTGCAGCAGAAGAACTTTACAAATACTGCAAGAAGGAAAAGGAGCAACAACAAAAGGTTGCTGACTTTGATTCTCACGAAACTCAAGGGAATTCGCAGTCTCCTGCAAGTGATTTTGTGGAGAGTAATGACTCCTCTTCTGAGCAAGAAAGTGAGAGTGATAACTCCTCCGAAAAAGAGTCTGAAGAGTCTTATGGCGGAACTGCTCAAGGTGATCAAACACCACTAAGTTCTTCTAATGAGGATGAACCCGAAGTTCGTACAGCTGATTCTCTAGAGGATAAGATTCGTGATCTAGTAAATGATAATGGTTATGAGAATGTCTATGTTGAAATTCCTCAAGTAAATCTTGACACTGTGATTGGTAAAAACTCTGAGGTTCACAAAGATATTGATGATTCATTTACCCATCAACAGAAAATTCACAATGAACACGCTGAGAGGCAAAATTATACTCCAGTAAATCTTTACAAAGAATCTGATCTTGACTTTAAGAAGTTTAAGTCTTCTGCTCAGAAAGAAGTAAATTATCTTGTGAAAGAGTTTGAGTGTCGTAAGGCAGCAGATCAGTATGCTCGTGCATCAACTGCTCGTACAGGTGTTCTTGATACTACTCGTCTTCATACCTACAAATACAATGAAGATCTGTTCAAGAAAGTTTCTGTAATCCCTGATGGTAAGAATCATGGTTTGGTATTTGTGCTGGACTGGAGTGGTTCTATGTGTGATGTGATGCTTGATACTTGCAAACAACTCTTCAACCTTGTTTGGTTCTGTAAGAAAGTCTCTATTCCTTTTGAGGTTTATGCTTTCACCAATGAGTGGAGACGTGGTGAGTATGATTATGAGAATGATCGTTATCTTGCAGCTGATCGAACTCCTCACTATCAAAAGAAAGAAAGTTTGATTTGTATTGATGAGACATTTTCTATGATGAATATTCTTACCAGTAAAGTTTCTGGTAAAGAACTTGAACATCAAATGTTGAATATCTGGCGTCTTGCTTATTGTTTTGGTAGAACATACACTTCCCCATATACCTATTCCAGTCGTCTTTCACTTTCTGGAACTCCCTTGAATGAAGCTTTAATTGCTCTACATCAAATTCTTCCCAAGTTTCAAAAAGAAAATAAACTGCAGAAGGTGCAGTGTATTGTCCTAACTGATGGAGAAGCAAATCAACTTGTCTATCATAGGGAGGTAAATCGTCGTTGGGAAAATGGACCAACTCTTGGTACTGGGTATATTAATCCTGTGACTACATTTCTTCGTGATCGAAAACTTGGAACTACTTATATGTTTGGTTATGGTTATCACGAATTTACTGATGTCCTTCTCAATAATTTGAAGGATAAGTTTTCTTCCACAAACTTTATTGGTATTCGTGTTCTTGAAAGTCGCAATGCGAATAGGTTTATTCAACTTTATCATTCTCATAGTGATAAAGAGTATGAAAAAATTCAAAGTGACTGGAAGAAACTAAAGAGTTTTACTATTACTAAGTCTGGTTATGATGCATATTTTGCAATGTCTGCAACTGCACTTTCTCAGGATACTGAGTTTGAAGTTGAAGAGTGTGCAACTAAGTCGCAAATCAAATCTGCATTTGTGAAGTCTCTTAAAACCAAAAAACTAAATAAAAAAGTTCTAGGCGAGTTCATTTCTTTGGTGGCATAAATACCTAAAAAGTATTTTTTGAAAAATGCAGTTCCAGGAAGAATATCTTGACGAAAGGACATTAATGAAAATGAAAAAGTCTGGGAAATCTGGCACTATGCCCATTCCTGGTTCTGAAGGTGCTGCTAGAAAAGATGTTGCTCGTGCTGGATTTAGAAAAAAAGGTCCAGTAAGAGAACCTGAAGTTGAAAAAAGTGGAAAAGATGTTCCTGTTTGGGTAAGAACTCATAAGTCTCCTGCAGAGTATGCTGCCCATACTGCTAAGAAACAACATAAAGAAGGAGATAAACCACAAAGTAAAGAGTTGAAAAAACAGTTTCATAAGACTGGAGCCAAAAAAGATTCTCCAGTTCATGATATAACTGTTGGTTCTCCAAAAAAATCAATCAAAGATCCTGGCCAAAAAGCAAGGGCATTTGTGAGTGCTTTGAAAACCACAAAAGAAAAAATGAAAGAAAAGAAAGGAGTTGCAACCAATACTCCCACTGCTATTCATTCTACTGGTAAAAAAAGAAAAAGAAGTGATGAGGAAGGTGCCGAGCAGCGAGGTAGAATATATGGTAAACTTGGTATGGGAGAAAGAAATCCTAAAACAGGAGTTCAGATGGCTAAACTTAAAGAAGGAAAGACCTTTGCACAATTTATGAGTGAATGTAAGAAATATGAAAACTAAGTTTCCGTTTGAGCACGTAATAAAATATGATACTAAAGAGATATGGATCAAATGTAATAGCAGCACAACTGCTATGGGCATTCCTGCTTTAGTCAATAAATTTTATCCAGGATATATTGGTCATATTGCTAGTGAAGAGTATTTAAAGAAACTCAAGAACCAGTTGGCAAACTGACCACAGGGGTTCCAAGAGGACCCTTTTTCAGTCTATAATGACTAGGTTGAAACAAAGCAAACGAATGGCACTCTCCTCCGACTACATCCGCACTTCTCTTCAGAACCTTTATGGCAACAGTGTCACTGGTGCTGATATTCGTGCCTGGTGTAATCTGAACGATGCTAACTATCAAACTGTTACTAAAAAACTTGAACAATTCAAAATTGGCCGTGGTAAGTGGAATCTTGAAGTGACTCAACAAAAATTAGAAGAAATCGAACGTACTTTCCAAGCACCCTCTGTGGTTCCTCCTATCGAACAAAATCTTATTCCTCAAAAAGATGATACCTTCGTCCGCTTTGGTAACTTCGCTGATATTAAAAAAATTATTCAGTCCCGTCTTTTTTATCCGACGTTCATTACGGGTCTTTCGGGTAATGGTAAAACGTTCTCTGTGGAGCAAGCTTGTGCTCAACTGAAGCGTGAATTGATTCGTGTGAACATCACCATCGAAACTGATGAAGATGATCTGATTGGTGGTTTCCGCTTGGTTGATGGGAATACTGCTTGGCACAACGGTCCCGTCATTGAGGCACTGGAGCGAGGGGCAATCCTGCTTCTTGACGAAATCGACCTCGCTAGCAACAAAATTCTGTGCCTACAATCCATCCTTGAAGGTAAAGGTGTCTTCCTGAAAAAGATTGGCCGCTGGGTGAAACCTGCATCAGGATTTAATGTGATTGCTACTGCTAACACTAAAGGAAAAGGTTCTGATGACGGCCGCTTCATTGGCACTAATGTTCTGAATGAAGCATTCCTTGAGCGTTTCCCTGTGACCTTTGAGCAGTCCTATCCTGCTCCTGCAACTGAACAGAAGATCCTGGAAGGTATCGCTCTGGATCTACAGGTAGAGGATCGTGACTTCTGCAAGCGTCTTGTGGACTGGGCAGACATCATCCGTAAGACCTTCTACGATGGTGGTATTGAGGAAATCATCAGCACACGTCGTCTGGTTCACATCATCCGTGCCTATAGTATCTTCCAAGACAAGGCAAAGGCAATCCAAGTGTGTGTGAATCGCTTTGATGATGAGACCAAGCAAGCATTCCTTGAACTCTATGACAAGGTTGACGCTGACTTCCAAATGCCTACCGAACAAGTGGATTACAATCCCAACATTGACCAACCAACTCCTTTCTGATATAATTGGGGAAGGTAAATGTGCCTTCCCTCTTTTTTATGATTGAATCAACCTTTACTATTACTATGCCTGAAACAAAAAATCATCTTTGGAAATACAACGAAGATAAAATTCTGAAAGATGTTGAAGATTATGTGACCAGCACTTACGGAAGTCATTACTGTGGTCACGAACAAGATTATAAGGATGTACAAACAATTGATCTAATGGCAGCAAAAGAACTTGCTGCTGGGTTCTGTCAAGCAAACATCATTAAGTATGGTAGTCGCTATGGCGACAAAGATGGTCGCAATAAGCGTGATTTGCTTAAAGTAATTCACTATGCTATGCTTCTTCTCCACTTTGATGGACACTACACCCGCAAAGATAACGGTCTCTCTGAATTTCGCTGATTATTATGAAACTCTCTGACAAAACTCTGACTCTGCTGAAGAACTTCTCTTCTATCAATCAGTCTATCCTCTTCAAAGAAGGTAGTTCTCTTCGCACTATTTCTGTGATGAAGAACATCCTTGCAGAAGCAACAATTGAAGAAGAACTTCCTAAAGACTTTGGAATCTATGACCTTAACCAGTTCTTGAACGGCCTTAATCTGCATCAAAATGCAGAACTAGATTTTCAAAATGATGGATATGTTGTTATCAAGGAAGGTAAGTCACGCTCCAAATATTTCTTTGCAGATCCTAACGTAATTATCACTCCTCCGGATAAAGATATTGTTCTGCCGAGTGAAGATGTTTGTTTCCTTCTTGATACCAAAGAGCTTGATAAACTCCTTAAAGCTGCTGCTGTGTATCAACTTCCTGACCTGTCTGTGGTTGGTGAAGCAGGTGTGGTGAAACTGGTTGTTCGTGATAAGAAGAATGACACATCCAACGATTTCTCTGTGGTCGTTGGTGAAACCGATGAAACTTTCTCTTTCAACTTCAAGGTAGAAAACATCAAGATTATTCCTGGCAATTATGAAGTTGTTATTTCCAGCAAACTTCTGTCACGTTTCAAGAACACTGGATTTGATGTGACTTATCATATCGCCCTTGAACCTGATTCTACTTTTGGATGAAATATTCTGTAAAGTATAAAATCCCTGGAGATGGCAGATATCTGGAACTTGTGGTCGAAGCAACAAGTCAATCACAAGCAAAAAAGATTGCTCAAGCACAAGTTCCCTCTGCTATAATTATTGGTGGTCCGCAACCTTTATAATGAACATTTTTGTGACTTCTCCTTGGCCTGCTGAGAGTGCTATTTGTCTTCCTGACAAACACATTGTTAAAATGCCGTTAGAGTGTTGTCAGATGCTTTCCATTGTTGCTTCTGAAAAGTGGGGACACGGATATGGCCCTTTATATAAGACTGATAACACTCCTTACAAAACCGAAAAAGGTGCCTTTCGCAATCATCCTTGTACCAAATGGGCAATGGAAAATATCCACAATGCTTATTGGTTAATTAAACACGGACTTAATTTGTGTGATGAGTACACTTTGAGGTATAATAAAACTCATTCGTGTTATAAAACACTTGTGGATGCTTATTATTTGTTTCCCAAGGGGAAGATTACTGATGTAACTTCATTTGCACGAGCAATGCCAGATGAATTTAAATTTGACACAAGCATTGACACTTTTACTGCTTACAAGATGTATATTGCATCCAAACCTTGGGTTGCATCTAATTATCTTCGTATGCCAGAACGTAAACCTGATTGGATTTGATTATGAGTAGTGACTTTCTTTTCGTGGAACGATACCGTCCTCAAGTCATTGATGACTGTATTCTTCCCGATGAAACTAAAAAAACATTTAAGGAGTTTGTAGCAAAGGGGGAGATTCCCAATCTTCTTCTTGCAGGACCTCCTGGTATTGGTAAGACCACCATTGCAAAAGCATTATGTAATGAATTAGGGGCAGATTATTATGTCATCAATGGATCCGACGAAGGACGTTTCCTGGATACTGTACGGAACCAAGCAAAGAACTTTGCTTCGACCGTCTCACTTACGGGATCTTCTAAACACAAAGTCATCATCATCGATGAGGCGGATAACACAGGAAACGACGTACAACTCCTACTACG